CTGGCTCAGGCAGAGGAATAGCCTGACTCCCCGCGGGCTTCGTCTTCCACGCGTCTAAAGCCTCCGCGGTATACACAGGCTTTCGTTCGCCGTTGACGACCACCCACAATCCAGCGATAGCTCCAGCAATAGTAGCTCTTTTTAGGTCTTTTTCAGACACTCCAGCGTAAAAAGCTGCCTCGCGTGGGGTATACAAACGAGTCGTACCTGGAGCGTACCGTTCGAAGGTCTCTTGAAGTGTCCCTAGCTCCGCACGCTCTTGCTTTAGAGCGCTCTGAGAGCCTTTGAGACGCGCGTACCGTTCGTCGAGTATCTTGCGCTCGTACCCCCCGAGGTCCCCCATGGAGCGCCTAGCTGCCTCCACGTCTCGAAGCTGAGACGTAATGGTCATGAGGGTTCCCGTGATCACGGTCTGGCGGAGGGAGATAAGATTGAGAGGCTTTTTTCTCTTTTTGGCCAGTTTATCGTAGACCTCTTTGGCCTCTTTGTTTCGAGACCCTAAAAAATCCGGCTCGCTACCCACTTCACCGGCTTCGGGAGAGTCTTGGATGAACCCCTCGTCATCGCCCATAAACTTTGTCCCGTAGCTGGCACGCCAAGGGACCACGATCTCACGGTCGTTGGGACGGTTGGGAGGGGCCATGTACTCGCGACCAAACCACGCATCATAGAACGGTTCTTTGACGGGTCGCGTCTGGCCGTGGAGCATCACCGAGTCTTTACCTGTGCGCCAGTCGAAGGTCGCGACCAGACGCTTCATCATGGGATTTTGAGGGGTGTCCTCCTCTTCGAGGGCGGCGATAATGGTGGCGTTGTAAGCCGCACTCGTTTCTGTGCGGAGGATGCGATCCACCATCCACTGATTGTGGCCCACCACATTTTTGGTGGCCTCCCACACTTTTTTACGCGCAGCGGTCCATGGCTCTCCGGCCATAATCGCTTTCGCGATCTCGTCCTCGACAATGGACACGGTCTGTGCCCCGTAGCGAGCAAAAGACTGCGTGAACTCTCGCAACCGAACCGTGGATCGATACTTCGCTTGATTCTCCACCCAATCCACAGCGTCAAAGCGCAACGGTTGCACCACTCCCCCGTAGGCGCGATCCAATGAAGTGAGAGTCTGAGCCGCGTCTTTTACACTACGCTTGGTGACTCGGTTCAAGAAACGACGTAGAAAGCTCGTTTGATCTCGGGAGAGGTCCGTGATCGCTGCCTGAAGCTGGACCATGGTGGCGGAACGAGAAGCGGCTCCCCACGATCCGAGCTGCATACCACCAAGCTCTTTTCTTATATCTCGAAGCCGATCCTGAGTGAGACGTAGGGCCCGCTTGCGTGCTCCAGAGTTTAGCTGACGAATCGAGTCAGCTTGGTGTTGGAGCATATCCCTCATTAGGGTGCCTTACCCTTGTCTTTTTTCTGAAGCGCCCTCTGCTGAGCCTTGATCCCGTGGATCCGGCACTCAGCTGGATTGGGGTGGCTACATTTTCCCAGAGGGGTCATCGTCACTTTTTTCTTAGGCTTGGGTTTCCCCAAAAGTTTGTTTTTTTCGTCCTCTTCCTCCGGGGCCTCTTCCTCATCGTCAAAAGCGTCTTCCCCGTCTTCCTCGTCGAGCGTGTTTTGAACCTTACCCAAGTTCATAAGGTGCCCGAGTTGATGCTCCCCCTCTTCATCCATGAGCTTTACCTCTTCTTCGGGGTCGATATTGAGCATCTGCGAAACCTTACGGGTCGCACTTTCCTGAGAGATTACCGGCTTGCCTTGAGTCGCCACCCCCATGGCGTTCGCCATCTGCATGACTTGCTGAGGCGTCGGACTCCAATAGCTAGGCCAGTCCAACTCAATGTAAGCGTTCGCGTTGCCCGGTTCATGGGGAGCCCAGCTGTAGTTAGGTTTAGCTGCGAGTTCCGAAGGTCCGCTATCCATAGCCGGACCCTTGGGTACACGCTGGAGAAGCTCACTCGGGACCGTCGTCTCGACTTTTCGCGGAGGTAGCAACAGTCCGGGGGTCTCTTCAGAGCTTCCTCGTGTTTCCACGTTGGCGACACCATGAACTTCCGCCATTTTTAGGAAGTAATAAGAGATCTCTTTGATCGCCGCACCGAGAGTGGTCCGAAGTCGATTGGCTCTCGATTCCATGGACCGCCAAAGAAGCTGCATAGCTTCACCGGACTGATAGGCCCTCGCGTATTCTGGATCAATGACCACGCACTCGACGGTCATAAGGATCTCTCGCACCAACTTGTCGATGGCCTCTAGACCTGCTCCCACACTGGACCCGGCCATTTCTAGATAATCAGCGGAGCCCTCATTAGAAAGTGCAATAACGTGGTTAGAGCCCTTTTGAATAAGTCGGTTGTCCCCCCGTCGTTGAGCGCGATTCTCTTTGATCACCAAAGTAGGATCCGCATTGGCGATGGCCGCCTTATAGACCTGACTCTGAAGACGGTCGAGCTTATCCAATAGCGGATACGCTGTAGCGCAATCAGGGTGACCATCGGGAAGACGAGTAGAACGCGTGTTCTGGTACCAGACAACAGGACAGGAACCGAGGCCGTGCTCTACTTTTTCACGAATAGGGATACCCGTTTCGTGGGCGTCTTCTACAGGAACGTCCTCGTAATAAATGATCTCGGTGGGAGTCCACGCCCGCGTACGCCAGTGGGGCGTAAGCTCTAGCTCATGGGTCTCGGGATCAATACGTTGTTTATTGATCGTATACTGCTCGACCACGTAATTAGGGGACCATCCGGGGTAGTCCGTCTCCCATGCGGGAATCCACAAATCCGCGGGGTTGAGCACCTCTCCGGTCAAGTGCCCACGTGAAACACCAAGAGCAATAGCCGCCGAACCACACGACCCGGCGAGGTCGCGTGCCTCCGAAAGCACATCCCACATATCAGACTCTCGGAAGCAGGCATCCAAGTAGTCTTGAGTAGCAGGATCCGAAAAGCACCGGATGGTTGGGGTGCGTCCCTCGCCGAGCAGAAGTTCTGTGAAGCGCGAGATAACTTGTCTCGCAAGAGGAACCGGCGCGTCTGGCTTGCGGGCTTCGATCCACATGGACGAGTTGACCGGCACAAAACCCTGGGGCTGGAGCCTCTCCCACATGTAGCCGACCCCCGGATCTCTAGGAACCCCGTTCCATGTCAATCCAAGGTGATCGTGCTGAGATCCGTCGTAAAATGCTTGACAGTGCTTTAGATGCCTACAGCGCTCGTCGTGAGCGAGGTTTAGCACCCTCATGCCGTACACCCACTGCTCCACGAGCCGCTGGTGGAGTAGCCCCTGCTCTCCCAGCGTGACGGTCTGCCCGTCCTGCATGACGCCGGAAATGCCCCCTTGTTCCAGATGTGCGGCCATACTTGACTCTTTTCTAACGCGAAAGCGTGTCTACTTGGTAGAAGTTCTCATCTTCTCGGTAGGTCCACGAGCCGCCACTATACCCCGCTTGACGAGCACACTCACGCGCAATCCACGATGCCATCAAGCGGTCTCCCGTGTGCTCCGTGGGGATGTAGGCTTGGCATTCCCGAATCCACCTAGCGATCTCTTCCCCCGGCACAAGGTTCGCGTCGCACGGGATGATCCACCGCGCCTGATCCATCTCGGTCCCCAAAGATTCAATGCCGAACGCGAGGGAGTGTTTGTTGGAACCCGTGGTGTGGCGACGCAAAGGAACCGTTGCCAGATGTCCCGCAAACTGCACCAAGTAATCTTGGGCGGCGTTGTTCTCGACCATTACGATAGACCCGAAGTTCCGGTGAACATCGAGCAGCTCTTCAAGGATCTGCGGACCCGTCCATCTTCCAGAGCGAATGTCAAGAATGCGGCGAGAACCATCGGGCAAAATAGTAATGGTAAAAAGACACGCGAGGTCCCCTCTATCGCTAGTGGCCACGGACAAGTCCACTCCGGTGAAAGTGGGAGAGTCCGCCGGGTTCCAGTGAGGCGCTAAACTCAAACCTCTCCCCCGCGCCAAGCACTTCTCAATACTGGACTGGCGAATACGCGCCTCGTCATAGGCAGGGATGACGTTCCGGAGCATATTGGGCGCCAACCGGCCTAGCTCTTGTTCCCGGCGTTTGAGGCCCTCGATGGTCCACATTTCGGGGATAAGCGGCACCTCGCTATCCCCATCGTCTGAGGGTTGAAAAGCCGAATACTTGATTGTTTGGTAGCTGGGGATCCTTGACAGCCTGTGCATCACGTCTTCTCGATGCCAGACGTGTCCGACCGCCCACACGCGACCGCTGCTATCAGTGGGTAGACGCGATAGAACCTCGCCCGAGACCCACTCCCACATTTTTTCCCGAGAGTGCTCGGTGAGGGTGTTTTCGAGGTTCGAAATATCGTCGATGACGATCAGGTCGAGACGAGATCCGAGAATCTTGCCGTAGAGACCGAACATTTGAACAGTGGGGTCCGGAAGAGATAAAGAGCGCTCAATGATGAGTCCCCGGTCGCTCCACATCTTTTGACCCGTGCGCTGCCTACGCAAGTTCGGAAAGACGACTCGGAGAAACTTGTTCGTCTCGATGTCTTGCCGCATGGCCGAGAGAAACTTGGTCGGAACCCCGCTCTTCGAAACAGAGATCACCCCGATCCGAATATTAGGGTTCCGACCCATTTCCCATAGAAGTCTCCACCGTGTGATCTGGTTCGACTTTCCATGTCCGACCGGGGCAAAAATCACCACTCGATCTTTTTGAGATAGCTCTTTTTGCCACTCTCGGTGAACCGCCCCCATTTTGATGGGGCGGTCCCCTTCCTGGCGCCCAATCCAACGAATACACTCAGCAGGATCTTCCCGTGCGCGTAGCACCATCTCACGCAACCTCAGCCGCGTGATTTCTTCAGGGGATAAATCCTCTGTTTTCGTGGATTGTGGCGCACTCGACATTAGCTATCGGCCTCGGCGGGAGAGAGCGCCTCTTTGTGCCCGACCCCCGGAGGACGGCCCATCGCTTTTCCGGCATCACTCACCGAGATCCCCGCGATCAGAACCGTGGCGATTGTGTTGACCGCTCCGAGCAAAGTGGAAAGTTTTTCGGCGTCCAGGTCTAGACCAAAGAGCAACGCGAGATCGACCACCAGCGTCACAATGGCCACCATGACGCGCTTGGAGGACAGAAGAGTTAGAATGCTTTCTTTCATGGTTCTACCTCAGACGCCTCTTCAGGGGCGCCATCTACCACTATGGTCTCACCTTCAGCCCCACTCGAAAAGTCGCTGTCGGGCCGCTGGCCGGTAGTAAGAAAAGTCTGCACATCTTGAGTGCTCCACCCCCGATACTCCGGAAGTAGGTCGTCGATAATATCGTGAGAAATCTCTGTTTCTCCCGTTAGCTCCTCGACCAGAGCAGTTGCAGCCGGGATGAGGGCTTCACCGGATAGATCCAACTTTGCCTCTTTGGGCAACTGCGTAAGCGGATCGCGAACTTGGTGGGGAGAGTCAAAGACAACCCGGAACGCGCGAGCCGTCTCCGTAAAGTCTGCGTAGTTCTTCAACACTTTGAGTGTTTCTCGCATCCCATGGGGCATAGACAGAGCGTTCAAGTCATCTTCAGTACCGTTACCCTGCTGAATATTTTGAACGGCCTGCTGCACTTTGTATCTAAAATGAGCTGCCAGAATATTGCGGGCAGTCGTTTGGGCCAACGCCGTAATCTCCACAGACCTCTTCACAGCGTCTACTGCACCCGCACCAATCGTATCGGCGGCCTCTTGACCTCGGGCACGAATACGGGCGACTTGCTCCGCTAAGCGCTTCTGATACGCGGGCATGGAGCGCTTTTCGGAGCCTACTTTCATGCACCATGACAACTGAGGACGCGTCATCCCCGTGGCGTTGACCACTTGCGCCACCGTGTGGCCTGTAGAAACCAGCTCCCACCCTACAGAGTATTGCTGTGCGGTTATGGAGTCCTCAATACGGGACTTGGGATTGGCCACTTTTTTCTTTTTTAGAGTCACGGTACTCGTACTCCCCAGCCCGTTACGGTCCGAGTACACTCTTTTACCGCGTGAGGGTCCAAACCGCTCGTATCACTTCTCAAATATACCCACCCCACGGACGCGTCTAATCGGAGAGCCATCTCGTCTAAGAGTTGATGGGAAAGAGTCACACTATGAGGATCGATCACGACGAGTTCCTGTGGCGGCGGAAGATATGGAAGATGTGCGAAGGCGGTCATCACATCCTCAAAGCTCCTCATGTCTCTAAAAAGAGAAGAAACGTCCAGAACAGTGTAAATAGGAACACTTGGCCAGCGACTTTCCGTGACCGGCCGCATACTCCACACGTCGATTCCCTGGAGACCCTCGGCTGCTTCGAAGTGAAGCAAAGCTCGGTTGAGAGGCTGGGCTCCCCATGGCACTTCCCCCTCTAGTTCTACGAGACGCTGTCCAGGCAGTCTCTTTTCGCGCACCCACCGGACTAAAGTGTGAGGATCCTCAAGGTCCAACTGCGACATCGGCACCTTGAGGATCGGCCGACCTTGATGCTCTCCATATTGAACAGTGTGGCTCACCACACGAGTCTATCGTGGTGGAGCGATCAATCCAAGCCGGCGAAAGGGTCGGCTTCCTCAAAAAGCGTTTTTTGCCTTTTTATGGCCTCTGCCTTCTTTTGAGCCGCTTTTAGAGAAGGCGGTACGTCCACCTTGGGAGACCGGCGCGGAGCGATAGCGTCGATCTTTGCTCCGATGTACTCCACACTATCGGCGATTTGTACCTGCTGCTCCAGAGCTACGTCTTTCAAACGCTCGATTTTGACCTCAGCAACATCTACGCGTTCGGTGACGGCCTTCACCACTGGACGGGTCTCTTCTTTGATCTGCGCTTCCGTCGGCCGCTGGCTCCCGAGCCACACGCCGCTTCCCGCCGCGGCTGTCAAAATGGCCACAAGGGCTGCCAGCAGTTTGTTCCACAACTGCTGGCGCTCGGCCCTAGTTTCCGCCTCTTCGGACTGTAGCCGGATCAGACGCTCCAGAGTATCGCGTTGACGGTGAGCCACTTCACTATGCTGAGCCAAAATCGAGTCTTCCCTCTGCTGAGTTTCTTCTCGAAAAGCATTCAGCTCTCTGTGAAGAGTCTGCTGTAGCTCGTCCATAGCGGTCCTTTTACGCGTCCCGTTAGGCTTGCAAAGCTGAGAGTCCATAGCGCACAGCCTTTTCCGTTTGTGCGCACCAGACCCCCGTCGGAGGGACGCCTACCGTACGCTGATAGTTTCTAAGTTTTTGTACTGCTTCACTGGTCCACTGTGTAGCGGTCAGGGGGACACCTAACCGTCCAAGAGCCGTGACACGGTCGGTGACGGACAGTAGGGATCCTGTGGCATGGGGGCCACCCATGCTCGCGTAGAGGTCACGACTATCGGGGTGCTCCCACCCGTCGCGGATATGCCGGACCCACTGCTCCCACCAGTCTCCAGGCACCCAAGGCTCGGATCCACTTTCGCATCCCAGCAGAAGTGACTGAGGAGTCAGGTCATAGTGGGGAAGAAGAAAAGAGAGGATCAGTTCTTCTATGGCACCAATGGTCAGAGGGTCCGGACGCCAGCGCGCTCCCCCTCCCGCGGGAAGATAACGGGAGCGATAGACCCCCAACACGTTGACGAAAAGAGAATCTTCCCAGAGAGGCCCCTGTTCGGGATCTCCACACTGGCGGTCAAGTGTCTGGTACGTGATCGCACGCCCTTCTCGTAGGGCAGGGACTTCGGGCACAATGTAATGGGAGCGGCACCCCTTCCACCCAAACCCTGGAGGATGCTGCGCCGGATGCCTTTGCGTGGCCCCTACATATTCACGTACTCCCATCTCACCCTCTCCGTGGGAAGAGCATGAAGAAAGAAGTACGATTCGCTTTATTCGGCGCTCTTTACGCTCATATGGAAAAAGCGCGCTTCCCCTACCTCGGCACGGTAGTGGCCGAACAGAAGAAACGCGCCCTGTCCAATCTTCGAGCATTGCACTCTACGTGGCAGACGTAGGGTACTTAGGCCCACGCGTCATTTTCTTGCCTACGCCCGACGACATACCATTTTGGCCATTAGTCAGACGAACCACAGCAGAGTCACTCCGGGCCGGAGGACGCGGAGTGGATTTTACGACTTCAGGACCTCCGGGGTAGCCCTCGGGAGTTCCGTAGCCTGTACGCCAGTTCGCTTTGGAGAGCTTAGAACGCTTCATTAGTCGATGCGTCCTTCGTCGTAGAGTTTAGTGCCCTCCGACATCTTTCCACGTTCCCGCTCCGTAGGACTCCACGACTTGCCTCCACTGGCCTTTTTAGGTCCGATGGACATCCCCCCGCTGGCGCTCACCGACCCGCCACAGCAGGATGGGCCGCCGTTAGGGCCACGAGTGGCTCCGGTCATCATGGACGGTCCCTGAGCGATTCCGTCTTTACCTCCGCGAGATCCACCCTTCATTTGTCCGGCTACCGTCCCACCACGCTCCAAACGCGCTCCGGCGCTTTTCATCATGGATGGTCCACAGCACAGACCCGCTGGTGATTTCTTCCGTCCGTCCATCATCGCTTACCTTTCCGAGAGCGCAGTCGTCCCTCGTTGAAGTTCGTCGTACCCGCACTCATCTTATCACGCTGCATCTTCGTGAACTTGGTGCTCTTTTTAGCAACCTTTTTAGTGCTCTTTTTAGCAGTGGCCTTTTTGGCGACCTTTTTCAGCGGCTTGCTTTTCAGACGGCCCTCCAGCTTTTCGGACATGCCGACGGATTCACGAGCACGAGACATCTTGGACTGTTTCTTCATGACCTTACCTACTCTCCACTCTTTTTAGCGCTGGCACAAGACGGGATCCGTGTACCCCTGCACCACAAATTGAAACTCAAATGTACCTACACCCGCACCGGAAGAGGTCTGAAATGTAAACCCTCCGCTGGAGTTGCTCCGCGAAGAGGCTGTTTGAGCTAGAGAAACATTGTCCCCTGTGGTTTCGTAGGTGAGAGCCACTAGACCAAATCCTCCTCCTCCGAGATT